ACATCTCCACCATTTCCTTTAATATCTCCTAATCCATTAAAAAATGCTTGTAGTGCTCCAGAAGCATCTTTTTTAAATGCTTTTGAAAAATCTTCAGCAGACATTCCAGCAACTTCTGCAAATTTTGCAACATCTTCAGAACCATTAGAAATATCACTACTAATATTAATCATCATTTTTGATATTGCAGTACCACCCATTTGTGCTTGAATACCCATTGAACTTAATGCTGCACTCCACCCTAAAACTTGTCCTTCTGTAAAATCTAATGCCTTACCTGCACCTGAAATTCTTAATGACATTTCAAGAATTTCTGCTTCTGTTGTTGCTAAATTATTACCTAATCCTACAATTGTTGAACCTAATTTATCTGCATTTTCAATTGGCATATTCATAACATTAGCAAATCTTGCAAATCCTGTTGCTGCTTGTTCAGAAGTTAAATTTGTAGTAACGGAAATATCAGCAATTGTTTTAGTGAATTTTTCTAAGTTATCAACTCCACTAACACCTAATTGACCTGCTAACTCACCAATTTTAGACAATTCAACAAAAGTAACAGGAGTTGTTGTAGAAATATCTTTAAATCTTTGTTCTAAATCAGCAAACTCTGATTCTGTAGCGTCAACTGTTTTTCTAACACCAGTAAATGCAGTTTCAAAATCCATAGAAGCTTTAACTGCCATACCTAATCCAGCTGCAATACCTCCACCAATTGCTGCAAATGCTAATGCACTTTTTTGAAAACTCTTTAAACTTAAACCAACCTTTTTAAACACTTTAGAAAAATTATCTACTGCGTTAATTACAATATTCACCGATGAACCACCTAATCCTCCTATATTTACCATTATCTTCTTTTACTTTTTGACTTTGCTTTTTTATACTCTTTTTCTTTCTTCTTCTCTCTATTATTAAATTCTCTAACTAACATGTTTATTTCTGAAAGTGTTAACTTTGGCACAGTAAAAAACGAATATCCCTGTTCATGTAAAAAATAGTATAAACCATCTCTTTTTTCATCTTTTACTGAGTCGGAAAAGCTTGAAGTTCTTTCTCTACTAAATTTTTCTTCCCTTCATCCATTATTTTACTTTGTTCAATCCCAGTACTAATACTAAGAATTGCTAAAGATATTGAACTTGTAACTGTTGATTTTCCAGCAGTTTTTAATGATTCTCTATCAGCTTCAACGAATGCTGGTTCTTTACAATGTTTTATAACAATATCAATATCAGCATCAATATCAGTTTCTTGTCCTTTAGCACTATTAACAATTTTAGCTAGTTCTCCTTTTGTAAGTGGAGTAGCTTTTATCGTTGGTTTATCTGGCAAAGTTTCAAGAATTACATCTATCGCTAATACATTCCCTTCATCATCTCTTTCGAAAAAGATTTCTTCTTTTTTTAAGTATGTCATTTATTTCCTCCTTGTGTCTTGTATAATCTGATAAATCCAAAGAAAATTAAAGTGGATTTTAACTTTAAATAAGTTTTATTAATCTATTTTATAAATTAAGCAAATGTATAACTTCCGATTGAATCTGTAACATTTACATAAATATTAGTTGGCATTATTGTTGCTGTTTGTTCTGTTAATCCTTCTACTGGACTTGGTACTTCCATATCAGTAATTCTACAACCACTCATAATAATGTAAGTACTTCCTGCAGTTGCTTTCATTTCAACCATTGAATTAAACGAACTACCTCCAATATAGTACTGGTCATACAAACTCTTTGCATTATCAGCATCCATGATGAAATTCGCACTAACTTCATAATCCCTGTTAAGCGGTATTAATTCTTCTACAACTCTGCTACCATTTAGAGGATATCTTCTCTCTAAATTATTACTAATACTTAAACTAAATTCAGTTGCATTTGTAAGTGATGTACCTGATGGTAACTGAACATTTATATCACTCCACATGTATGGCTTTGTTGTTCTTGGTGTAACTGCTGTTACTGTTCCTGAACTAAAACTCACATCTTGAGCTAAATATCCTACTTCACATGATGCAATTTCTCCTTCGCTCATAGTTAAATTAAAAGTATCAATCATACAACCATTGAAATTCCTTATAAAGTTACTTCCTGCTGTATGTGTCTTCTTAGTATCTTCAAGATTGAAACTTGATAAACTTTGAGTTGGAACTGCATAATTCTTATCATCACTATCGCTTTCTCTTATCAAATGACTACCAGCTGGCGAATAAACACTACCCATTGCCATCCCTAAGAATTTCCAATCTTGTGGATAGAATGTGAATGTTCCACCATATTCTAATTGTCCATCAGTAAATAATCCAATATTTCTACTATAATTACCTTGATATCTAATTGGTGTTACTCCTGCTCCCTCATCTGGTGTATGGTCTTGAACTAATCCAATCCATTGCCTTGTACCACTAGTATTTGCATAAGTACCTGATTCAAAACGGAAACTTAATTGATTACTATCTCCAATATATTTTATTCCCATTTATTTTTTGTCCTCCTTTTGTGCTGTATTGATTATTTCTCTAGAAGGTTGTTTTATAGTAATGCTTTCTTTTCCACAATTACTACAAATAAAACTTTCTGTTACTTCTTTATTTAACCAGTTGCATTTTTTACATCGTATATTTGTCATTTTATAACCTCCTTTTAAATTCATTTAAATTCATATTTCTGATTTCACATTCCCATAATCTCAAAACTTTAAATCCTTTTTCTAAAAGTTCTTTTGTCCTAATATGGTCTCTTTCTAAACCAATTGGATATTTATGCCAATAATCTCCATCACATTCTATAACTAAATTCATTGAAGGAATTAAAATATCACATTGATATCCATGTTCTATTTTCATATATTGATGTGTGAAATATTCAATTTTTAATTCTTTAAGAAAATTTTGGATTTTTATTTCAATTGAAGTATTAAACATTTTACATTTTTCTGGATTATTTTGCATATATTTTATATGAGCCATACTCATCTTTTTCTTGTGTTCTTCTGTTTTTAATTTTCCCTTTAATCCATTACTAATTCTTTTTCTTTGTTCTATTGTTCTTTTTTTTCCTTTTATTTTTTTATTAACTATATTTCTTTGCTCTTTTGTCATAAAATCTTTACCTATTTTTGTTTTTCTTATTTTTTCTTTAGTTTCTTCAGATGTTATTTTACCATAATTTGGGTTTTTAATTCCCTTATTCAATCCTAATTTTTTAATTATATCTCTTAATTTAAAATTTAATTTTCCTTTTTTAGCATTGCTAATATTCTTTTTCCCTCTATTAGAGTGATGTTTTCCTAACATTGGGTGTTTATTTCTCTTCCAAATTGTTTTTTGTTTTTCTGTTGACATTTTATTCACATATAAAAAGGAAACGATATTCGCATACCTTTGATTTGATTCCATTTTCTCCATCTTCACTTACATTTATAGCTGATAGTAATTGAAAACCATTTAAATTTGATGCAATAAGCCCAGTATCATCATCATGTTGGTCTTCTCTTAAAAAATTATAAACTTCATCAAATAATTCATCTCTCTCAGCAACATTTCTTGCCCAAATTCTTATTTCAATATCCATATTAATTGATGTACTTTCACTTCCCATACCTAATCTTTGTGGTTGCTGTATTCCTCTATCAATTACTGTTACTATTGGATAAATAACAGGATTTTTAGGATACGCTGTTAAACAAAATCTTTGTCCAGAAGGTCTAGTTGCTACAAGTGGGTCTACAACATTATTTTTGATTTTATCTCTAATTAAATTAATCGTATCTGCTAAGAATGTGCTTGTGCTTACACTTGTTATTGCCATGTTACCTCGCTTGGTTTTATATTAAACTCGCTTGCTTAATACAATAATATAAATTAAGTTTCATTTATAAATTATATATTCTAAATTATATAATTAAATTATATTGCTTTTTTTACTTTTGCTGTGACAAAATCTTTTACTTTAATTTGATTTCTTTCTGCAGTATTTGTAAAATGATGTCTTGGTTGTCTTGATGACGAACCATATTCAAGAATATCAGCATAATCAACATTTGTTTCTACCTTTGCTGTCATTGGTGAAGGTTTAGTTGTTGCAATACTATTCTTAAATCTACCAGTATCAACACTTTTTGGTTCTGCTCTATTTCCAGCAATACTTTCAACAACTTCTGCTTTTATAAATAATCCTGCTTCAGTTATTGCTTTTTCAGTGCTAACAAGTATATCATGTGATGTTTTAGCTAAAAATGCAGATGTAGCTGCTACACCTTGTATAACAATTGCTGGCATCTTAATTATAGTCCTCGTAAACTTTAATTTGTAAAGAATGGTCTGCTGGTAATGTCATTATACTTCCTGAATCCCATTTGATTTCAAATTCTCCCCAATAATCTCCGACTGAACCTGTATCATTTATTCCGTCCCATCTATATTCACATTGACCAGATGTACTATCTGTAATTACAGATAATCCACTATAATATGGTGTAAAATCTTTATTCCCCATTATAAAGAATACTGAACCACCATTCAAATCAATAGCACTACTATCACTATACTGAAGTGTTGTTGCCAGTACTGGTTTTGTATCATTCTTTTTTATCTTAAACGTATTCATTGTCATGTTGTTGCCTCCTGTAATATTATATTTAATGAATTTGAACTACTTAAATCTATTGTATTTTTTTCTGCTTTTATTATAAAATCATTATCTTGAGCTCTTAGTATAATTCCACTATCTATTGTTAATAATAATATAATCTTGTACTCATCTTCTTTCAATAAAAAATCTCCTACTTCTAAAAGTAAATAATCTGTCATTTTAAAATACTGTTTTCCAGCTATCGCCAATATTTTGTTTAACTGAGGTTACTGCTTTCCAAGAATCTCCTATGTTGATTTTAAGTGCGTCTACATCTTTGAATGTATCTCCTATGTT